TTTAAGTTCTAAAACTGTGTTTACCTTTTGTTGTAAACGAATCATATCTTGGTCTAACAATCTAAGCTGGTCGGTAAGCCTAATAATTGTTGTTTTCATTTCGGCAACTGCTGGGTCTATCTTATTGGTTATAGTCTGCCATACAAAGTATACGAAATATCCTAGACCTACTACCATAACCACAGGAAAACCAAAGTCTTGTACTATCTTTGCTATATCCATTAGTCTCGCCTTGCATCTATACTGCCATCCTCTACAAAGTTCTCTGCTCTAGCTATGCGTTCTAGGTCTGGCGATATCTTAAGTGCGCTAGATACACTTGTATCTATACGTATGATGTCGTTGTTCATTGTTGATGCTCTTGTTATAAGCATCTTAGATATACCCTCTATGGTTTTGATCTCATCTACTAGACCATCCATGAGTTGTTTCATAACTAAGAATATAAAGAAAGCCATTATCAATCCACTAGCTATAGGCAGTCCTAGCTTAGCTATCAGATCAAATGCTTCTGTCACGATGCCACTCTATCTCTCAACCTTTTGGCTCTGTTCCCTACCTGTGTCGCCCATCTACTATCCATCATTTCGACAGCGGCTGTTTAAAAATCTCCTTCCTCCATAGCCTTCAAAAATTTTTTGAATCCTCCCAATCTAGGTAGACCTAAATTAAAAGCCATGTTCGCCATAACCCTTTGTTTATCATCATCTAAGTCTCTCCACCATGACATGTTTCTATCTAACTCCATACACACTATGTCTATGTCAGCGTTTAAACACTCTAGTATTCTTTCTTCAGATACTGGTGTGCCTACATCCATGCCATATTCTTTATCTTTAGGAATAATTAAATGACCTACACCAAATGTTGGGTATCCTAAATGGTCTAAATATATTTCATATTCAAACCCTTCATCTTGTATTATTTCTTTTACTAATTTATCTCTATCCATCTTGGAATTTACTTTGCTTATCTAATATATATTTTGGTATTGCTGTATCAACTTGATACTGTTGCAATTCATTTATCTTACGCATTAAAAGTTCATAGTATCTTAAGTCAGCTGATTCTCTTTCTTCTGCTGTTAAAGATTCATTTGCCATTCTATATACATGTCTTTGTTTAATGTTTTGAATCTCTTGTTTCATTTGTTTTATATTTCTTCTTACAGTTTCTTCTGTATCAAGTCCATATACATTTACCCCTACAAATCTTAACAATGCTTGAGGTACAGTATCTGATGGACTGCCATTTGTTCTTGGTATATCTTGGAATGCATTTACTGTTTTGCTTATAGCACCATTAGGTGTAATCCATGATGGCATACCTAAACTCCATGTATAAGATAAAACATTCATCATTCTATCTTGTACTGGATCACGCTCATCCCATATAGTTCTTTGTGTAAAAGGGTCTTTGTTTGTTTTTAATGCTAAGAATATATCTGAAAAAGGTCCTGATAAAAATCCTGTTGTTCTTTGTGCTTCACTAAATTTACCATTAGATACATCTTTAATTAAATCTGTATACATAGTCCAAGGAAAGAAATAACCTATATCTATAAATTGATATCTTCCATCACTATCTTTATAAGGCAAAGGATATACACCAGTTCTATCACGTAAATAAGGTGCTAATCTTTTTACTAATTTTTCTTCTTCATCATCTTCAAATCCAAATGCATATGCAGTTAAAGCTGTAAGTCCAGCTGATAAAGCTATATATGGAGCAAATCTAAATGGATGATTAATTGCTGTTTCAACCAATGCAGGAAATGCTTTATAGTAAAACGTAAAGAAAGGCATACCTATAGGTGCTTTCCTAAATAATTTACCTGCCTTTGGTACATCTGAATAATCAAACAAAGCTTTTTGTGCTAACGAAAATGAATCAAATTCATTTAAATTTTGTCTTTCCATAGCATCAATAATTATTGCTGTTTTACCTACAGATTCTGTCCATTGATACACATCACCAGCTTTTTTAAATAATTTATTAGTTGCTATTCTAGGATCAAAGAAACGAGTTATGCTACCCATTGGGTGATTCTCTTGTAATAAATCAATGAAAGATTGTTCTACTTTATACATTTCAGCAGATGTAAAAGCAGTACCTTCTATTCCATATTTTTGTGCTATCTTCCAATGTTTACCATTGTTTCTTATTTCAGACATAGCTTGTACCATTCTAGGCATGACTTTATGTATAGGTATTCCACCTACTAAATTCATAAGTATCATGTTAGAACCTATATTACGCACTACAGTTGGTGGATTTAAAGGTACTTTTAATAACTTCCATATGCTAGTTCCTTTCTCCATAGTAGCTATAGCTTTACTGAAAGCATTGTCACCATCACCCAAATCATATGTGCCTATAATGTCATCATAAATTTCTTTTCTTACTGCTACACCACGCAAAGCACCATAGTGTTTGCTAGTTGGTATACGTACAAACAATTCATTTAATGGTTTTGCATTACCAAAATTTAAAGCTTCTGCTACTGGTCCAGCTACTTCTTCATAACCTTTAGCAATTTGATCCATTTGATCTGCTTGTGCTGGCTCACGTTCTCTAAAATAATTAGCTTGCTCTCTAAGTCTTGAAGCCTCTTCAAGCATCCATAAAGCACTTACTTTTTTCTTAACTCCACCTTGCTCTATATCTACAAGCATATCGCCATCACGTATTGCCCATTTTTTATTTTTAGAAACTTCATTAAAGAAATCTAAAATTTGCATATCTCTTAAAGGTCTTTCTATACCTTTTAATATTCTGTATTCAGGAGACAATTCTTGTATGTCACCTAATATCATACTGGCTTCATCTGATAAATCTTTTCTTGATCTTAAATAAGCTAGTCTTTCTCCACTTGGATTATTAAGAATATGTTTCATATACAATCTTGGTAAATAACTGCCACGATTTTCTTCAAATTTAGATTGAGGTAACAATCCATTGTTTACTAATAAAATACCAACTTTATCTATAGCTTTCTTACTATCTTCTGCTATTTTTCTTAACTTAGTATCAGCAATTAAATTTACATCTGCATTTTTACCACCTTCCATGTAAGCATTTAATTGTTCTTTGTTAGTTCTTATTTGTTGCTCTGTTAAATTAGATTCCACAGGACTTAAGTAAGGTTTTAAATCATCATAAAATTTAGTAGCAACTCTTTCTATTTCTCTTATCCTACCTCCAGTAATATATCTAAGTTTCATATACTCTTTCATTTCAGGCAAACCACCTAAACCACTAAAGTATTTTGTGCTACCTAAGTTGCCCAAGAAATCTGTTGCTCTTTTCCAAATGTTTGCTCTTTGTGCATCTGCTGGTGTACTAGAATATTTATAGACTTGTTTAGCCACCATTTTTTCTGTGCCATCATATGTAAATACAGGTACTTTAAATCTTGACTGATGTTTTTTAGTAGGCGCACCTTTATTTAATAATCTAGCACCTTGTTTAAACGCACTTCTAGTAAGTAAATTTGTACCTCTACGATTATTAATTTCTATTCTTGTTCTCTCAATAACTTCATCTACAGTAAATCTTTCGTTATCTAATAACTCTGCGTAGTTTTCTCCATATAATCTTTGTGCATGAAAATCTTGATTCAAAACATTTTTAACATTTACTTTTGCATTCATGTAAGGATTAGTAGATTCTTGTGTAGCTTGCCCACCAAATATTTCTTCTATAGCTTCTTGCACAGAAGAGCCTTGTTGTTGTACCTCAACATCATACACATCCCTATATGCTTTTTTCAAAGCATTAACATAGTCTCTATCGTATATTTCCCACCCATCTTTAGCAAAAAATTGACGCATTTCATTTGGATTAAATGCAGCAAAGTTAATGTAACCAGCACCTATTGGTTGTCTATCAACATTACGTTGTATTCTTTGTGTATCTACTAATGGTGAAGATGATTCCTGATCTGTTTGTTGTGATTGAATATATTCATTAGCAGCGATAAGATTTACATCTGCTCTTTGTTTGTCTGACCTTATGCCTTTTAATATTTGTCCTGATATTATTTCATATATATTTTTTGGCAAAATATCTTGTATGCTTCCTTTTTTATAATTATCTTGTGGTGTTTGATTTAGATAATTAGTTTCTGGTAGTTCTAATTCATAAACAGTATTTGATTTTTCTAAAGGTAAAGTTATATCTTGATTAACCAAACCACTTGTCATTCCTACTAATCTTGCATGATCTACATATTGTTTAAACTCATAAGAATTAGTGTCTTTAGAAAATGTATCTGCAAAATATTGTGCTGCTGCTAAAATCCTAGCTGATCCTATAGATACATTTCTTTGTTCTATAGGAGTAAAATAATTTTCATTAATTAAAACTTCTTCTTTAATTTTTTGATTACTAGGTGTATGTATTATTTCTATACCACCATCTTCTGTATTGTTTACTTCTATATTTTTTGGATTTACTGATGGATAAAAACTTATAAAATTAAATTGATCTTGTAAACTTGTTGAATTTCTTTCAGCCTGTATAGCAGTTGTAGACATAGCTATACCATCGTATCCTTCATTAACTTGTAACTGAACTAATTGTTTCATTACAAAATCTACCCACTTATTCATATTAGGTTTTGGAAAACCGATAAGAGGAACAGCTGTCATATTACTTGTTAAATCAAAACGCATTAAAGCGTCAAGTACATCATCTTCTGTTAGATTATTTATATTATTTTTTCTTGGATCACCATCATTTAATTCTTCTTGAAAGTATTTAATTGCTTTCATAACATCTGTATACATATCAGATTGTATTTCTTCTATATATAATAATTTTTGTACGTTGCCATTATCATCAAGTGACTGCACATCTGAAATTCTTGCAGAGGCAAATAAATTTTTGACTGGTGCATCTTGATAATGAGGTGCAGTGTAGTATTTTTTTGTAGGTGTAGTAGGATTCCAAGAAAATAAAAGTTCTCTATGATTTGAAGCTTGCACCACTTGATCTTGTGGATTATCTAAAGCTTCATCGGCTACATTAAGATTAAAAGTTCCTTTTGCTTGAAAGTCTATTAATTCTCGTGCGCTTGGTACTGCTTTAGTTAAAGGTATACCTGTTGATTCTGCTATTTTTATTTCTTGAGCAGTTTTATTTACATTACCATCTTTTATTGCTTTTGCTCTTAGTTGTTGTAAAGCATTAAACTTAGCATTAGTTGTATCTATATTAAAACGAGGGTAGTCTTGATACTGTGTTGTATTAGTAGCTAATGTTGTAGGGTTATAATCTAAGTTGTCTCCATATAACATGCTATCGTAATAATCATATCTTGCTCTTGCTTCTGTTCTTCGTATTACTAACCTCTTTAAAGTTAGTACATCTGAATAAAATTTACTGTCAGGCTCTACGCTAAGAAATTCATCAAAGTCTTGATTAACAGCTTGCTCAATATTGATATCATAACTTTTACCATTTTCATTATACAATTCTTCTAAAGCAGATATTAAAGGATCACTAGCTATTTGTTGATTGTATAATGCAACTAAAAATTTTTCTAAATGCTGTTCAGGGTCTGCCTTAGTTAATGCATCTATATCTTCTAATATCCTGCCATTTAATGTCAGTTCTCTTATTGCTTGATTTGTTTTTTCAGAATTGTTTGGAGAAAAATCTATATCTGGCGATTTAGTAGTTACATTTAATTGTTGTCTTATTAAATCAAAATTATTTTCAATAACAGATTTAGAGTTATTAATATTTAATTTTTTGTATGCATTTTCTATATAATCAATGTTTGTTATTAAGTTATGAAATGCACCTGAAGCTTGATCCTCAATAGGTATTGCATACATATATGTAAATTCATCATGTAATTTTTCTTTATTTACAAGATGTGATTGTATTTCTTTTGTTATTTCATCAATATCTTTATTGGCTTGATCTATTTCTCTTTCAAAATAATTTACAATTTCTTTCTCTGATGTAAGACTTGGAGTTAAAATATTTGTTTGATTCTTACCTAATATAGTAACAGCAACAATACCTTGGTTTGTTTTTAAATAATCTTTTATATTACTAATAGGAACATCTATAGGATTTTGTTCAAATTCTTTATCAATTCTATCAAGATAATCTTTTAATCCTGTATCAAGTAAATCATCTTTACTAAATTCTATATTAGAACCTGCTAATTTAAATCTACCCGGTTTCTTTTTTAATGGTTGTAACCAATCTTTAGCTTTAGCAGATTTAGTTTTAGTATCTTTAACCGCTTCATTAAGTCTACTATCAACCAATCCAATTTGACTTACTTTAATATCATTAACACCATAAGGTCTTGCAGGTGTTTTACTGTACAAAGGTTGCATACGTCTTTCTGCGTTGTATTCTAAGTTCATACCTGAACTTAAATCACCACCTTTGTATGGTCCAACTGCCTGATTAGGATTACGTGCAAACATTTCTAATGTAAACTTTTGTTGTGGTGGACTTAGAATCTTAGGATTATCTACAGCATCTTGATATAGATCACCTGTTCTTACAGCATCAAATACATCCTCTAACTTTCTATATTTTTTGCCAGTAAAATATTTAGCTACTTGATTAAAGTATTTGAATATAGGTTCAAAAAATCTTCTTATACCCGGTGTAAATTCAAAGGGTGTCCTTCCTTGTAATTTAGTTTCGTTATAATAAGCAGATGCTATAGCTACTGCTTCTTCAAAGGTTACATCGCTTGGTAAATTTTCTTGTTGTAATTTTACTCTAGCTATACTCATTATTTTATCTGTGTTCTGATTCAAAACTTGTATAGCTTCAGGACTAAAATAATTATTATTAATAAAGTAATGTACTGCTTCGTGATATATAGTATCTGTTGGTGATGCAAATCTAGGTCTACCTGTTTCAGGATTTGTTTCTAAATTAATTGCTATCATGTCACCTAAAGTTACACCAGCTATAGCTTCACCTTCTTCATTAAATAAATTATCAACTGCAACTATATCTGCATCAGGAAAACTACGTTTAGCAATACGTTTTAGATTCATAACAGTATCACTAGAATTTATATTATCTTTGAATTTATATAAGTTACCTTGATAGTTAATACCTTTCATATTAGGTACTTCTAATAAAGGTGCATCCTCTTTTAATATTTGTACTTGTTCTGTTTGTGCTGCTGGTGTTCTACTTTGTTTTACTTGTGGTCCAGCAACACGTAATAATTCTGCCAATGGATCACCAGATTTATATAAAGAAGAAGTTAATGCTTGTATAAAATCTTGATTTGATGCATCAGGTGCTACATTTTTTGTTTTATTTTCTTCTATAAGTAATTCTAATCTTTCGCTAAATGTTTGTTGAGCAGCAAGTTCTTTTGCTTCTGCGGTTTCTACATTTGCAGGAACTAAAGTTTTAATTCTTTTGCCATCAGGATATAAAACACTATATTGTTGTAAGCCTTTATTCTTTTGAACAGCTGGTGTTTTAACTTTATTGACTAAAACATTTGGTATTTGCCTACTCGCAGTTTGTTCATAATTTTCTTCAGCTGAAATTTGATTGTTAATTTCTTGTCTAGCAATACCCTGTGCTATTCTTTCTTTACTTGCTGCACCCACCCTATCTTGTATAAATGATTCACTTACACCTGCGGATATAGCCATCTGTCTTAATTCACTAGATTTATATCTATTAACTAATTCTTTTTGCCTATCTTTAATAGCCTGTGCTTTAGTAAAAGCTTCTGTGTTATCTCTACTTTTTATAAAAGCTTCATCAATACTTGTACTTGGTTTATCTTGTTTAGGTAATCCTTGTATCTGTTTAAACACTCTCTTTCTTTCTAAACCAGTTAAATCTTTTAGGTTTGTTTTATTTGTTTCTAAATAAATAAAGTTTTTAAATGTATTATCATTAGCATTTATATTTCTAAAATTTAACTGACTTAAAATATCTTCTGCTTGAACACTTCCTTGTTCTTGAGCAACAAAGTCTTTGAAACTATTTAACTTAATTTCATTTGTATCATTGTTATAAGTTTTAGAAATTTCTTCTGTAACATATGCATCATAAAGTTGTTTAAACTGTCCATAAGCAGGAGTTGTTATGTCTAATTTATTCTTAGTTCTACGTGCATTCTTGCCTAAATAAGTGTTTGTACTTTCAATGTCTGGAAATCTAGCTATTAAAGTTTCACCATCAGGTTTATTAAAAGTTTGTGTTAAAGCACTTCTTTTAATAGGTACTTTATCTTTTTTAATTAGATCATTTTGTTTTGTTCTTAAATCTATGAGTTGTTGTTTTACAGTATCAGCATCATCTAATTTATCTGCATCCTCTAACTCTTGTATTTGTCTTTCTAATTCTAATTCTTGATTTAGATTATCTTGTAACTCTGGACTTATAGGTTGTTGTAATTGTCTTACTGCCTCTTGTTTTATTTGTTGCTCTACTTCAGGTATATTAGGTGTTTGATCTTTTAATGCTTCTGCTTTTGCTTCTACTTCTTCAACAGGACTTTGCGCAGTTGATGTTAATACATCTTCATTTAAAGGTGCTGGTTCTACTTCTGTTGGTGTAACTAACTCACTATTTAATACTATCTCATCACTACCAGTAAATTGTTCTATAGGACTTTGACCTCCTACTGGAGTTGATTCTATTTCTACTTCTGCTGCTTCTTCTCCACTTAAACCTGCATCTTCTTCTACAGGTTCATCAGGTCCACGTTGTCTTGTTCTGCCTTTAGTTAATAAGTTAACACCTAAATCAAATATAGCACCAGCACCACCACCATATCCAAAGTCTGATGCTATAGATTCACCTATAGCTTGTGATTCGTTATAGACTCCTTTTGCAATAGCATCTTGACCAATACTAGCTAGTGCTTCTTGTGTACCTTCTGCCGTACCAGTTATAACCGCTGACCTTGCCAAATCCATATAACCATCTATAGTTTCTTTAGGCAATCCTCGTCTAGTTATTTTTGAAAATAATATGGATAAAGGTCTAACTATAGGTAAAATTTCTGTTGTGCCTAAAGGTATGCCTAATGAATATGCTAAATTTCTATCAGCAATAGATAAATCTTCTCCTGACTCTTTTTCAAATTCACGCATTCTACCGCTGGCTTCGGAAACACCAACAGCAGCACCGGGTGCAGCCAACTGTGTTGCTGCTCCTAAACTTTTAATTGCTGTTCCAGCAGTTAACTCTCCAGCTTTTAATGCGTTATAACCAGCACCTAACCTACCAGCTGCACCTGCACCACCTGTGCCTATAGTTGTTCCTACAAAACCTAATACACTACCTAATGCTTGCCCTGTCTTACCTGCTACGCTATCTTCATAACCAATAGCCTCGCGTAATTCATCCATTCTTTTTATGAATTCGCTCTCTTTAGGATTTAACCAATCTTCTTTTCCACTAAGGTTGGTTGCTAAATCTAACAATCCCCATACACCTTCTCCCAATAAAGGTATAGTTTGTGCAATACCACGTGCGCCACCTCTAGCAAAATCCAATGGAGCATCTATAAGAGCATCTATCCAATCATTTTCTTCTTTTGTAAATTGTTCTTTCTCCATCCCAAACATAGGATAGTTATAGAAATTTTCATCTACAGTAGGTTTTTGTGGTGTTGTAACTTGTCTTGCGTCTGTATTAAAAACATCAAATGGATCAGGTGCTTGTGTAGAAAGAGGACTATATCCTCCAAATATATCAAATGGATCAATAGGTTTATCAGGGGGTTGTGCCATTTACATATATTTCCTATATTGCTGCTAGTAAATCCACCAACCAGTCATTGACTCCGGGTGTAAGTCTATCCAATCTGTTTTCGTAAATTACTCTGTAATGAGGAGTTGTACTTAAAAATTCATCAAACTCTGCTAACGCAGTAGATGAATCCTCACCATGTAATTCTTTTAATCTTCTTTGTTCATCAAGTATTTTTTTAGCTTCTCTTGCCATAAACTGTCTTGAAGATTGATCGCCCATATCAGCATATCTTAAAGCTACTTCTGTTCTTATATCTTCTTCTGTCAATCTATTACCACCAGCTATATCTGCATTTTTTAAATCTTTATAAGCTTGTAAAGCTTTAGCAGCTACATCTAATTGGAATGTTCTATCTTCTCTTTGTTGATCGTACTGACCTTTTAAACTATCCAATCTTAATTTTTCTTTAGCAGTAAATAATGCAAATAATTCTTGTGCTTGTTTTTGTTCCTCTTGATTCAAAGCTACTAATTCTTCTGTAACACCAGCACCTAAATCTGCAAGACCACCTAACAAAGTTGGAGAACCTTTTTGTGCTGCGTTAAAAGCACCAGCTGCAATACGTAACCATTTGTTTTGCATCCTGCCTTTTTCATCTGTCATTCTTTCTAATGACTGATTTATTAAATTTTGATAATCAGCTGATGCTCCAATTACCATATCTTTTGTAACTGAACTACTAACGCCAGTAGTAGGTAAAGTGTTTACACCATCTACTCCATCATCAACACCTTTACCACCACTTTTATCTACACCATCTTTTATCTGACCAGCATTAGGTGTTTTAGCTATACCAGAATTTTCTATTTCTTCTAATTTTTTTTCATCAGGAGTAATTGTATCTCTAAGCATAGGTGGAAAATAAGGATTATTAACAACAGCTTTACCTACATCTAATATAGCTTGTCCTGCTCCCATGTAAGGATTTGGTTTAGGTGTCTTATCTCCAAATAATTGTTCTTGTTGTTTAATATTCCTTTCAAATGTTGAATCTGTCACAGGTGTAGGTGTTGGCGTAGGTGTTGGTGTAGGTGTTGATGTAGATGTATTAATTTTATTTACTAAATCATCTACTGTATTTGACTGCACTGGTGACATTGAGTCTTGTACCACCCTACCAGTTCCATCAAAACTAAATGGATAATTACCCATAACATCTGTTGTTTGTCCTGCAATAAGATTGTTATAGGGGTTTCCTAAAACCATACCACCTACTTGAAATCTTTGCATAGGTTGTTGAGGCATTGGCATAGGCTGTTGCATTGGTTGTTGCATTGGTTGTTGCATAGGCATAGGTGCAGTTGGCATCGGCTGCACGGGTGACATGGTAGCTTGTTGTGCCAACTGCTGAACTATAGGAGGACTTTGCGTAGGTTGTGCTTGTGCCTCGTCTCTAATTTTTTGCCTATAAGCTAACTCGGATGCAGATATAAATGCAGGTCCAAGTAATC